TCCGGTACTGCTGCCGCCACCCAGCGCACCAAGCACCGTCATGAACAGCTTTTGGGCCAGCATTTGGGTGGCCATGTCGATGAAGGCGCGGCCAATGTTTTGGAACATCGTGGCGAAGGCTTCCTCGACCGTTCCAGTGCCGGTGACCACTGCTTCGACGGCGGTGGACATTGCTGTGGATAATTCGTTGGCCAAGAAGCCATAGCGTTCCATGAGCTGGTTTTGACGTAGCTGTGCTTGCTCGACCGCGTCAAGCTGTGGAAGCAGTCGCTCATAAAGTGCTAGCTGATCTTGAAGTCCTTGGATTCGGATGTCAAATTCGGCTCGTTCCCCAGGAGCTGCGGCTTCGCGCAAGCGAGTTTGCTCATTTATTTGTTCATTTACTTCGCGTAAAGCATCTATGCGGCGACGTTCTTGACTCACAAGTAGATCAAGACGTTCGGCATCTTCGCCACCAAAAGGAGAAGCTAGACCTCGCTGAACGTCTTCGATCTGACGTCCGATGTCACGGCCCACGGCAGATGTAGCCTGCTGGGTTTGAAGCTGGAGCAATTCTCGCTCGACTTCAAGCTGTTGTTTACGCTGTCGTGTGCGGTCATATTCAAGTTCAAACTGTTCTTTAAGTACAGTACGCTGGTTTAAGTATGTTTCGTAAAGAGTAAGTGCTTCATCATTTGATTTAACTTCGGCTGCTGCTTGCTGGTACTTGATATCTAAAATTTTAAGTTCATTATCACGTTCTAAGGCAATTGTTTGGAGTCGCTGTTCGACTGCTGCAAGAGAGCCTCGCTCAAACTCTAAAGTTTCTTGGCGAATTTGTATCAGGGCAATTTCTGTTTGAAGAGCATCTACAAGGGCCGCATCCAGTTGTTTTATCTGTTGTTCTTGAGCGCGAACCGCTTCTTTGGCGGCGCGTTCCGCTTCGCGGGCGGCACGTTCTCTTGCTCTTGTCGCCTCCTTTAAAGCGCGAGCTTCGGCATCAACACGTTCCTTAACTAAACCCAGCAACTCGCGTTCGTAACGAAGCTCATTTGCCTTAAATTGATTTTTTGCTTCTTGATAAGTTAGATCTTCGGAACGATACTGACTTAGAATTTTTTGGTTTTCTATGTTGTATTGTGCAAGAAGTTCTTCTTTTTCTAAGGCAAAAACTTTATCATTAAGAATGTCTCCGTTTAGACGTGCTATTTCAAGACGACGTTCTTCCGTGGCTAACAACTGGTTAGTCGAGCTAAGCGCATTTATTCTGTTCTCTAATTCAGTATTTGTTTCCTCGTTAATTTGACGCTGCAACGCTTCAATTTCTTTAAAAATGCGTGCTTGTTCTGCTATGTCTTGAGTGGAGCTGGCTCGACGTACCAGTTCTTGCATACGCGGATCTGTGGATTGCGTTGCTTGTTGACGCAATGACAGTGCTGTAAGTCCACCAGCAAATTGCTGGACAGGTCCTTTTGCCAGTTTGGCCGCTTCTGCGAGGAGTAGGGTTACAAATTGCGTTACAGCATTACTTAGTTCTAGAGTTGCATCACCAAATTCTTTTAGTGCCGTTACACCATCATCACCAACAACTGTTCCTAATCGTGCAGTAGCTTCTTGTAGCGCTGCTTGTTTTCCTTGAAGTTCTTCAAGGCGGTTTATAAGTTTTGCTGTCGGAGTTCCAATTTGACCAAGAGATGCTACGATTGCATCGATGTTTGCGGTTGCCGGGTTTAAGGCTTGGCCAAGCTGGGAAGCCTTAGACACGAGCATGTCTATTGTTGTACCTAGCTGAGTACCGACCAGCGATAACCCGAATCCGTATTGACCGCCGATAGCACCACCTAAGCCACCGCCGAGCGCACCACCAGCGGCAGCGCCTAAACCTTGACCAAAAAGCAGCGGGAACGCGCCACCGATGATGGCACTGCCTGCCGCTTCTCTACGGCGGTTTGCCGCCTCTTGGCGACGACGAGCTTGAGCCTGTATAAATGCAGGGCTGCCGGGAATGTTTGCAGCACCGCCTATTGGACTGGATTTTGCAACTTGTTCAGCGATCCTGCGTTCTTTTTCAAAAGCAGCTTCTTTTGCGGCTGTGCGTCGTTTGAGTTCTGCGTCAAATGCCGCTCCTTCTTTTTTATCAAGTTCTAAGGCTTGATTAAATAATCTTGTCTGCATACTTTCTTCTAATTTAAAAGTACGCATTAAGTTGTCAACTTCATAATCAACAAGTTGTTTATTGAAACTTTTTTCGATGTCAAAGATTTGCTTGGCGTAGGCTTCCCTTGCCTTAAACTGCGCTTGACGGTTGGCGCTCTCCTCTGCGGCTAATTGCGCGAGACGTTCGGCTTCGGCTGTTCTGCCAGGGCCTTGTAGGTACGCAGACCGCTCCCGAGCAATACGAGCTGAACGGCCACGGGATATTGTTTCTTCGACAAAAATCTGGCGCTCTTGGGCACGCAATGCAGTTCGAGGACCAGCATCTTTAAGGCGATTACGCAAAGCAATTTCGCGCTCGATTAAACCGTTTTGGCGGGTCTGGGCTTCGTTGGCTTGACCAAGAATTGTTACATACTCCTTAATTGCTTTTGTTTCTCCCTCCGTACCAGCAATTACGTCTTTAAGTGTTCCAGCCGCTTTTCCGAGTAGCCGCTCGTAATTACCTAAGGATTGCGCGAGTCTACCTTGCTTACCTAGGCTTTCATTTAAGCTATCGGCAGCTACAGCACTTTGGTTTATTTTTGAGCGCAGTTCTTCGAGCTGGCGTGTGCCTCTTACACTTATTTCAATTTCTGCTCTGTAAGCCACGGCCCAGGGCTGGTACGTCGTACTTTATTGTAGGCGGCGAAAAGCCCGCTTATCTACGGCGGCGGGCTTTCTCCATTTGCTTTTCTTGGTCCTCGTTTAGGATACTAAAGTAGGCGCTCCAGGCGATGAGTTCTTCTGGGGTCATGGTGGTGCGGACTTCGGAAAGGCTCATGCCGAGTTCTTTGGCGACACCAAATTGGAGCATGAGCCAGTTGTCTTTGCGAAGGTCCGCGATCAGGCTTTTGGGTCCATCGGTTCGTCGTTGCCGTCATCGAGGATGCCGAGCATCAGAGCTTGGAGGTCTTTGTCCTTGACTTCGTTTTTAAGGACGTCGATTTCGCCGGGGCTGAAGAGCTTTTTGCCGTTTTCGTCCATGGCTTTGCTGATCAGCAGTTGCAGGGCAAATGCGGAGGCGTCGTCCGATTTTGCTTGTTTTTGGGCGCGTTCGCGCTCGGCCATGGTCAGAGGGCTGACGTACATCTCAAACATGCTGCCGTCGGACAGTTCGATCTCGCGCTTGGTGGGTTCGAGGTTGGCGGCCTTACGCAGGCGGTCAATGGCGCGGGTAGGAACCGGCATGGTGAGTGATGGTGTATAGGTTTACTGTAGCGTTCCAGCATGAAAAAGCCCCGGTGGTCCGGGGCGTGTATCCGTATCCTGTAGCGATGTATCAGGCGGTGGTGCTGAGGTCGAAGGACGGAGCGCCGGCGGGGCGGAAGTTCACGGTGACGGATTGAGCGTCGTCGGGGTTGATGTTCATGCTGGCGGAGGTCAGCGTGGCATCGAACTCGATGGAGCGGCTCAGGGTGTCGTCGAGCGAACCACCGGAGAAGACGCGGTCGGTGTACAGCTTGAAGGCGGCGCCGACTTGCTGGCGTTGGAGCACGTCCTCGACCATGCGGTTGGAGAGGGCGGCGTCTTCGTTGGTCATGTAGACCGTTGCGGTGCCGGTGCCGTCGCCGAAGCCAGCGATGTAGGCGCGGAAGGGGACGTATTGACCGGGGGTTTGGCCGATCGTGGTAACGTCGATCTCAGCGCGGGTGATCTCGAAGCTCCAGTCGCGGACTTGGCCGACAACGGCGAAGTCGGCGTAGGCCACTTGGAATTCGTTCGGGGCAGCGGCATCACCGTCGTCAGTGATGGTGATGGTCGAACCACCGAGAGTGGCGGACACTTGCAGCACGCCGGTGGAAGCGGTGTAGCCGATGACGTAGTAGGTTGTGCCTGCGCTGATGCCAGCAGGCAGCGTGCCGGTGCCGGAACCGCCGGTTTGGCTGTTCACGACGCTGAACACGACCGGGTCGCCGACCTTAAAGTTCAGGTAGGGAGCAACGGTGATTTCGTCGTCGGCGACGGCAACATCGCTTTCGCCGAAGGTGCCGGTCGTACCAGCGGGCTTGTAGTAGAGGGCACCGGAAGTGCCGGACAGAACGGTGGTGGCCATGGGGCGTACCAGGAAATAGAGATTTCTGCGGGCACTGCCCGGCTTCTTATAGGTTAGCGCAAGTAGTTACGACAACACAGTCGCTGTGTAGCCGGTGTCGATGCGGCCCATGAAATGAGGTGATTCTTCGGTGGCTGAGAATGTCGGGCCGTTAATTTCGCCGAGCTTGACGTAGACACCCGTGGTTGTCTTTGCGGTGTCGTTAATTGTTTCTAGGACGTTTACTGCTGTTGTTACTAACTGTTGATTGCGGGCCGGACCACGGCCTTTTTCGGTGAAGATGCGGATTACAAGCGCTCCACGGGCATTATCGACGCTGGATGTAAGCGTTGGTTCGTTGGTTAGTCCGAATGTGATGTTGACGCGGACGTATTCGGTGGTTGTGTTGGGTGGGACTGCGGTGATGTTGTCGAAATATACCGGGACAGGTGGCACCAAGTTATTGAACGCTGTCAGCAGCGGTGACTCCATGGAAGCTCGGATTGCTTGGTAGTCCATCAGCTGAATAAATCGTCCATCTCAATTTTGACGGCTCGGTCGAGCTTGCCGCCCTCGACGTAGGTGGCGAACCAGTCGAGATCTGCTGTGGCGCTGGATTCGCGGTTTGGATCACCGCCGCCGATGTAACCACGGTAGGACGGCTGTTGACGACCACCGTCGCCTTCTCTGAATTTGCGAAGACCTAGCTGTGTTTGGGGCATAGGTTGACCCGAAGGTCGGATAAACGCGCTTTCCACCAAATCGGTTGCTTCTGGTGCGTAGCTGGAGAAGTTTGAGATTGTAAATGTGATTTTGTCTTTGGTGAGGATGCTTTTTACGACTTGCTGGCCGGTGAGGGCGGGGGAATAGATGGGGCGTGGCTCGCCTGGTTGGCCGTCGCCTTTTGAGCTGCCGGATGCACCAAGGGGGCTTTCAATTTGCCAGGAATTCGAGAATTTGCCGGTCCAGCTCGGGCCTTCTTGCTGCAGTTCACGCACTGTTCGCTCTGCGGCGGCTTTTGGGCCGTTAAATACTGTGGTGGCTGCTACACGGTCCAGCTCTTTTAGAAGGTTCCAGACGCCGTTTTTGGCCATTATTGGGGCCTCACGATCAGGGTGTGGTAGACGGGGTTGTCACCACGGTAGGTCAGGACGTTGATGATCTTGGCTTCGCGGGTCGCTCCAGCCTGGGGGTATTGGACGCGATCGGCTTCGGTTGGGTAGTAGTCGCCTAATTCTGAAGTTCCGATAAGAATCTTAACATCCGTGGTTTGGTAGAGGCCCTCGGATTCGCGGGGGGTTAGGCGGCTGATGATGCCTTTGACGGTGACTTGGGTGTCCGCTCCAGTCACAGCACCTGTGGTGGGGTTGTAGGTGCGGGGAGTTGCGGTTTTGATGTAGGTGATGTCTTGGCCCCAGTCGGCCAGAATTTGGTCGGGAACTGGGCCGAAGGTGGTGTCGATGCGTCCCATGTCAGCCTCTCACGACGCGGACTTGGTAGCCGCCGGAGCCGCCGAGGGTGTACGCACCAAGGTAGGACTGGAGCCAAGGGTAGACGTCGAAGACGTTGTTGACGGTGCCGGTGGCTTGGCTTTGTTTGTTGTATTTGACTTGAAGTTCGCCGAGTTTGACTTCGTCGTAGAGGCCGGTGGTTCCGGTGTTGCCGGTGATGGCGTCGGTGTCGTTGATTAGGGCACGGGCCAGTTCATAGGTGGCGTATTTAATGTCGGCGGGGATTTCGCTGCAGGTCAGTTCGACGCGGTCGATGTGGTAATTGTTGCGGGGCCAGCTCAGGGCTTGGCTTGTGTCGCAGCGGTCGCCGTAGAAGTTCAGGCTGTCGATCCAGCGGGTGGCGCTGATGATGGAGCGGTTCTTTTGGTCGTCGGTTTTGTCGTCCCAGGTGCTGCTGTTTGGGACGGTTTCGAAATAGGCGTCGGCTTCCGCCAGCGTGACGTAGCTGTTGGAGGAGGCTCCGCTTAATGTGGCGTCGATGACTGCGGCCACAGGAATAAAAAAGGCTTTGTTTCAGTGTAGCGGCAATAAAAAAGCCCCGCCGAGGCGGGGCGATTGCAGCCGTGATCAGCGTAGATCAGGCGATGACAGAGGTGTCCAGAGGGCTGTTGACGGTGAGCTGAACCATGGGGATCAGGTCGATGTCGTAGGTAGCGCTCCAGTTGCCGGCGGTGGCGAGGGCGGTGTTGGTGGGGTTGTCGCCAGCGTTGGTCCACTTGGTGCCCATCACGTGGTAGGCG